GGTCAAAAACCATCTTGTTGGTAAGTAAGTGGTTGGGGTCTTCTTCCCTGCCAAACTGAGAAAAGTCTTGCTCGTAGCTTTTGCCTGTAGCGGTGCGGTTTGCTTGTTCATCGGCAAACTCTTTAAGGCCATCAGCCATGCTTTGGAACATGCCGTCCTTGCCGCCGCCGAGTATCGTGGGCATGGTATCCGCTGCCTTTTGCACAAAGCCCGCCAGCTTGCCTGCAACCTTGCCCAGCAACGCCATAAACTCGTCCATTAAGCCCATAGCAGTGGTAACAGCAACCATTGCAAGCCTGCCCATTGGCCCCAAGAATATCGCCCCAAACAAGCCCATTTGACGAACGATAGGGGGCAGTGCTGCAAAGCCCTCCATAAATGCCTCAATAACGCTCATTATGGTTTTGCCAATAACAGCAACAATTGCAATTACAGGCTTAAATGTATCGAACAGGGCACCCGCAAACAGGATGGCTGCCCTAGCAAATTGCATTAGTCCATCGCCGGTACCCTTGGCACCTTCTGTTGCGCTGGCAAACGAGCTAATGATGGCTTCTTTAATAGCTGCCATGGCGCTAATAATGCCGCTTTTACCAAGGTTGTCTTTGAGCCGTAGCATTTCGTTATCGGCGCGCGTAAATGACGCTGCGGCTGTTTTACCGGCTTCCTCTGCGGCCTTGCCAAACTTATCCCGCAATACTCCTGCAAGCTTGGGCAGCATGTCGGTGGCCATGATCTTTCCGGTTTCCAACAGCTTGTTAAAGTCGCGCTCAGACATATCCATGGCTTGCGAAGCAAGCAAAACCGCTCCGGGCAATCTCTCACCCAACTGCTGACGCAATTCCTCTGAACTTACCTTGCCTTTGGATACCATTTGTTCGATAGCGCGCAGTGCACCCTCTGTATCTTGGTCGCTAAGGCGCAATGCCGATGCAGCTTCCGCTACACCAAGGAATATTTCGCGTTGTTCTTCTAGGGTAAGTGAACTAGCTGATGCTGCGGCCCTAAACTTTTGGTATGCCCCAGAAGTTGCCATAAAGCCAAGGCTTAAACGCTTGGTTTGGCGCTCAAGGAATTTCAGATCATCGTGGGCTGTTTTTGCGCTACCCGCACTGGCTTTCATAGCAATGCCAAGGCGTTCCATGGCCAGCGTAGCGTCTTTTATTTGATGCAATACGATTGCACCACCAAGCGCAGCAAATGCGCCCTGCAAGCTGAAAACGCGCTGCTGTAGCCCTTTAATGCCACGCTGCACCTTGTTCATGCCAGCTATTGCCTTGGTGGGGTCAACTGACAATATGATCTTGGCAATATTTAACATCAATTAGCCTTTCTTCTTGTTAGCCCACTTAAGCCAAACCCCATCAATGGCGTAAATAAGGTGAACGAAACGTTCTAAATCATCATCAACTAGGCCAAAAAGCCGCACGTATGCCTCTATCTCGCTAAGCGGTATTGGCCCAGCGGCCATGCCAATATTCCTACTGGCTGCCAGTGTTGAAAAAGCATCCCGTACCCAGTGCAGGGAATCGGGCAACACGGGCATACGCTCCACAAACGCGGGTAAGTCATCCCCTTGCTTGTGCTTACTTAATATCTGTGGAAGGTATTGGCCCCATTCGCACTGCCAATCCATCCACAGTGTTAGTTTTTTGCGTCTTCCTCTATCGCCTCATCGCGGTAAAGTTTTTGCTGCCCTGCTAAGTCTTCAACTAATGCACGGAAATCCTTAAGCGTAGGGTCAAGCAGTAGCTGCTTAGCTTTTGCGCGGCTGTACTTGACGGCCTTGCCCTCAAACTCTATGCCTTTCCAATCCAGCAAAATGCCAAAGCTGTACGCTTCTGCCAGCAAATCTTCAGCTTTGTCATCAGATAAGGTGCCCATCTGCACTTGCCGTTCAAATGGCTTAAGTAGTGCCGTTAATTTCTTGGCATACTTTCTATTGTTCATGCGGCCAATAAGCAGGCTTGCACCTTCACCAATTTCAACCCACACACCATCTTCCTGTGCCTTTGGGTTAGTACGCAGTTGTCCTAAATCCATAATGCCCCTCCTAATTTTCGGGTTATCGCGTTATCTTTAACGTGCAGTCGTTGGTTGCGTCATACTTGGCTGTAAACTCAACTTCAGCCATTACATCGCTGTTTGCGCCGCCAGCCGTAACATTGGCAGCCGTGTATTCAACCTTGGGGATAAGCACGTTGTAGCTGTTGGTGCCATCGCTTAATGTAAACTCGATGCTGCTATCAGTGCCGTTAACAAACTTGTCAAACACGCCTTGGTTCTGGAAGTAAACCGACATGCTGCCGCTAACATTAAACTGGCCAAAACCAATGCGGGTTGCCTCTAGGCTCCCAACGGATTGGTTGGCGCGCAGGTTGTTTTCCACAGTTAGGCTAAGGCTCATTACTTTGTCGCTGTAGGTGCTGCCGCCTTCCTTAAGCACAGTAACGTTGTCAACTGCGTTAAATATGCTGTTGCTGTTAGCTGCTGTAGCTGTGCCAGTGCTTGCGCTGCTGGTGCCAGTTGCAATGCCCTTACCAAGAAACGCAAAGCTACCTGTAACCATGTCGCCAGCACCTAAGTCCAAGGACATGCTAGATACACGTAAGCCCTTAAACGTGTGGTACTTGTTTAGCCCTTCAAAATACTTTTCGATGCTGTAGCTTTTTAGGGTGGTGCCATTTTTGAGTACATCGGTGGCCCAAGTACCCATCATTAGCCCTTCAAGTAGGGTGTCAAAGCTGCCGTAGCTAAGCTCAAATTGCACATCGCCACTGGTGCTGGCTTGTGTACGCACAACATCGCTCACATTGCGGTCACTGCGTATTTGGCTGCTGCTGGCTGTTTCAACGTTGTACACCAAGCTTTCGCCGGTATAACGTAGTTCTTCAAATGTGCCCGCTGCGGGTGTGGTGCCCCAAGTTGTTTCTGGCAAAACATACAGGGAGACGCGATTCGTATCAGTCATTTTTGGCTCCTAAGCTTCAAAAAATGGCATCCCTGTAATATGGAATGCGAATTGCTAATGTGTACTGGCCATCTGTTATGCCCAGAACGTCTATTGATGGCGTGCGGCAAACAATGTCACCGCTATTACCATGTGAAAAAGTTTGGCTTCTAAAAAACCCAGCAATGGTGTCTGCATAGGTGCGCGCGGTTGCACTGCCTTGGTGGGCTGGAACGTTTACCCTTACTTGGATAATGCCCACGTAACGATGGCGGGGGTTGCTGTTGATGTCTTGCTGTAGCCCTTCGCCAGCTATAATGTCTAAAGCGACATATAGGCCGTCTTCGGGCGCAGTAAACGGGACGTTTTCAAAAGCAATGGGCGTGGTTGTCCACCGGTCATCCAGCCGCTTTTCGATTGCTATACGCTCGTCAGAAAAACTCATACATTGCCCCATACCAATAGTGCCATCGGCGCTATTACCATCAGTACATATAATATATCGCCTAAAACAAGCCGTCACCAACAATTTATGGTGTTAAGCGGGTTTTTTGTGCTGGGATTGGTAGGGGGTGGCCTTAATTAGCCAAGGGTTTTACTTTAAACCCAATGCTTTTAACTCGGCCATGACTTCTGCTAGCGCAATGGCTGCCATGCCTTGTGGGGCTTGGCCGCTGTGGCCATATTCTAGGGGTACGATGTAGTCTAGGTTGTTGCTTATATAAATTACTTTTTTGCCAGATAGTGCGCCAACGGGTGTTGCTGGCGGTGCGCCATAGTTACCTTCTGGCTTTACGCTAGAGTCAATGCTTTCTTCGCTCATATTCCAGCTTGCGCGGGCACGCCCCGTATCTACTGGTGTGCGCTGCACCACCTTTTGCTCAATCTTGGCAGCAGTTAACCGCACCACCTGCTCAACATCGGCCTCTATGGCTTTGGCTGCTTTTTCTAGGTCGTTGCGGAACTCTGCGGCATTGGTTTTAAACTCCAGCCCAAGCGGTTGATTGCCGCCTTTGCTGCCCTTGCCGACCATGCCAGCAGCGCGGAGTAGTGCAAGGGGTAACGCCATTAGTTGCCCAACCTGTTGGTTATAATGGTGTACGTGGCCGCCTGTTCACCGCTATAGCTTGCCTTTACTTCTACGGCGCGATACCGCTTTTTACCAAGCAGCAGGGTCATACCCTCTGTTGGCTCAAAACCTAAGCTGGCAGCAGCAATGGTAAACCGCTTTTCCTGTATGCTTTCGCCCGTGGTTGGGTGCCTACGGCTACTGCTTTTAACTAAGGCTCGGACATCACTTCTACCGGTGCTGTTAGAAACCTCACCGGTGGTAACGTCATAACTGCCGCCTTTTAGTTGCTCAAACGTAACTAGAGCGCCGAACTGGCTAATTAAGTTGGCCGCAACGGGCCTAATGGATTTATCTAATGCTGTTGGCATGCTGGCCTCATATATAGTGCTATTGGCACTACATATATTAGTCCCAAACTAGCCAACGGTCATCAACAATTTGTTAGATCGTCAAATGCTACAAGGGTAAGGGTCAATAGGGTAAAACAAATGATAAAAAACACTGCTGCCTCTGGGTGCGTAAATGAGGCGGCATTATAGGGGCGATCAGCTATGATCGGAAATCACTTATCTGCATTGCATGTATATCAGTAACGGTATGCGGATAGGCGTTAGGCGGCTACAAGTGCATAGTTTACTATGCCAAAGCTGTCAGGGGTTCCCCTTTCGTCAATCACAGCTTGGGGCGTATCGTGGGTTTCGGCTTGCGTGCTGTTTACCGTGCCCATTAGCGTCCCACTTGCTGTGCTGATAAACGCGCGCAAGTCAGACTGCAAATCAGGTATAGAAAACACCCAACCACTTATACCCAAGCTTTCCCAGTAAGTATTACGCGCTTGCACTGACTGCTCATTACCATATGCCCAAGCCTTAGATGCGGTAATGTCCAAACCAAATAGGCTTAGGCTTACTTCCATAACGCCATCGTTTAGCGTAGCTGCATACAAGCCTAAAAGCCTATCATCCTCGCATACAGAAAAAACAAATGAGCCAGCTAAATCAGAATCAATAAACAGGTCATACTGGCTGCGTATAAACGCTTTTTTCTGCTCGGGCGTAGTGTGGTCTGGCCACCAATGCCAAGGCCAGCCGTTTTCTACGCCTGCTAATGAATCAGCATATATACGATCAAATTCAGTATCGTCTATTGCAGTTACAGTGGAAAAAGTAATCATAACCCTAACCCTATGCGGCAGCCCAATCAGCCCAAGGTGTAATAGCTATATCGGCGGGCTTGATGTTTGTTAGTTTTGCCCCCTCACGTAAACTAATTACGTTGGGCGGTGAAATTTCAGTGTTCAGCAACACCCTTGCATCATCCATGGCTTCTTTAGGCATGCATATGGTGGCAAACTGCATGCTAAGGTTTTGCGCTAAGCAGCCGCTGCCTGCGGCAAACATAAAGGCAAACATGCCCATCTCTGCCATTAAACATGGTAAGTAATTAAGCAGGTCTACGTTGCCCGCCTGCACGTTTATGTCCATTACATTACCGCGCTGGATCGCCTGCACGGCTATAACATGGCTATGCTTTACGGTTATGGGGCAGCTAAGCCCATCGGGGTTACCGGCAAGCTGTGTGCGCAAGGCGGCAATGGCCCTTTTGTTTGCTTTCATAAACATTATGGCGCGCTCTGCCATTTCCTCTACATCAACTGGGTGGCAAGTAAGGGACGGAAAGCTTTTCCCTAAATCAAACCCTACCTGCACCCCCAACCCAGCAATAGAGTTACCATCATCGTGGCTTCTATCAACATGGTTTTCTAACAGGCTATTTATCATAGCTAAGTAGTTTAGTTCGTTATGCAACGATTCATGTACCTGTTCCATTCCCGTCCTCCTATGGTCGCAATGTTATTCATAAAAAGTTTGCAGGCCAGTTCTTAAGAGCGCGCCTACTGTTTTGGCTTTTGAGCCTAACCGCCAAACCCTATCTTTCATGGTTGGCTGTAAATCATCTATAAACGGCAATGCCAGTTCTAAAGGGTAGCCGTACATTTCGTTTGGCGTGGCATACCCGCGTAAATAATGCTGGGTGTAATTTAGTATTCCAGCGCCATGGCCTAGCATGCCGTATTGCAATGCTCCCCATGCGCTAACGGCCTCCAGTGCCGCGTCTGCTTTGTGGTTCATATAGCGCGGCATAACAAGTTTTTTCTTGTCCCGCATCGCACCCCTATCAACCAATGGTGTTTCTGGCCACCTTTCTGGGTTTATAAAAAACACCGATGTATCCATTACCCCCTTGTGTGCCTCCAGCCCCATTAAGCCGTAAATATGGCTTTGCCTTGGGTGGTCTATAAAAACGTGCGCACGGCTAATAGTAATACTGTAACTTGATAACCGTGCCATTGGCGGCATATATATAATCCCAGATTGCAGTATTACACCACTTTGTACGCATAGAGTCACCTTATTTGTGCATTGTAAAGCTGTACGTATCCTAGACCCTTCGCCATCACAGGAAACCACTGCTACCTTTGACTTTGGTGCATACGCCTTAATACTGGCCAATGTCATGGCCGCTAGGTCGTTTTCTTCAAGGATTAGTATGTTTGGGTGCGACATGCGGTACCTTGCTGAAATAGGCGAAAAAACGGCTTATACGGTCTTGGGCTGAGTAGCTAGTTTCTATGGTTGGGATAAGTCCTGTGTTGGGGCTGCTAAGTATGGCCACCAGCCTTTTCGTACTTGGTTGACCACCTTGCCAAACAGTATTGTAGATCGCGCTATAGGTGAATTGGGTGTGCTGGGGGCCAAACCGGTAAACAGTTTTACCTTTGGCTAATGCTACTAAACCCATCTCGCTGTTGTCTGTGCAACCCACAATACTGGCTTGGTTAAGTAGTTCGTGACCGGATAACTTTTTGTCTAAAATATTGTCGGTGCCAAAACGGTTTTTAAGTGATGCAAGCAAAGGCGGTGCGGTAAGCGGGTGGCACTTAAGCTTTGCGCCTTGGTCAACAGCATTCCTTACTTTGCCCCAATCAGTAGCTTTTTCAATTATGTTGGTGCCAGCTAAGAAAATAACGAATGGGGCTTTTACGTGGCTTTTGCGGAGCATGTATTTATCCCCCGCTAGGTTAGCAATACTTTCAAATATGCGCTGCCCATCAGCCGTGGCTGGCCCATCAGCAGCCTCAGCCATAACCTTATGGCTCCAATGTGCACCGGCTGCACGCAAATACAGGAATTGCGTCATTATGTCCGTGTAAACGTACCCATGCACCCTATCCGTACAGCCCAAGTCGTACCAAACATCATATTCAACGCGGGTACCGTTTGGGCCATTTGCGGGCAACACTTGGCGCACATCGTCCAGTGATTTGTTTGCACTGCTTCGTATTACGTTACCGCTTTTAAAAAAGTGTGTGGCAGCGTTGCCTAGTTCTTCATTAATTGCTGATTTCTTGAATCCCATTTTTTAACCCCTCAATTTCGGCTTCCAAGGCCGCTATCCTTTCCTCGGTTTCACGGAAATGATCTAGCACAATATCCAAGGTGCTTTCCAACCGGTGCTGCATGTCTTCAACTTCGCTCATTATTCTTCTACCCATTGTGAGCCGTCCCAATAACGGCTTGATGCTGCACTGCCACTGCTTACTTCTGTGGTCTGCCCTGTACCAGTTGCGCGCTCATAGACAACAGTATCGGTGTTAATCGTTGTTAGCGTGCTGCGGCCTGTGTCAACGGCAGTAAGCCTGCTTGTCTGCGTGCCTGTAGACGTTTGGCGTATGGTTGTGCTGTTTGTGTTAAAGGCCGTTGTAGTGGCGTTGCTTGTACCAAATGTTGTATCAAACGTTGTGGTAGTGCTTCGGCTTGTGGTGCTATCTGTTGCAAACGATGTGGCTGTTGCGTGGCTCGTACCACGGCTCGTCTGGTAGTCAGTATCAAACGTTGTGGTAGTGCCGTTATCAGTAGTACGGCTAGTTTGGTACGTGGTGCTAAATGTGGTGCCGTATGCTGTGTTTGTAGCGTTGCTTGTCTGGTACGTGGTATCAAACGAAGTTGTTGTATCGTTGCTGGTGCCGCGACTGGTGGCATAGGTCGTGGCAAACGCCGTTGTTGTACTTTTATCGGTACTGCGGCTCGTCACATACGTTGTACTGAATGCTGTGGTAGTAGCATTGCTAGTGCCACGGCTTGTTTGGTACGTAGTTGTAAACGTGGTGGTTGTATCCTTACTGGTGCCACGGCTCGTATTGTACGAAGTAGTAAACGTGGTCGTGGTGGACTTGCTGGTGCTCCTGCTCGTCTGGTACGTAGTGTTAAACGTAGTTGTCGTTGTACGGCTTGTGGTGCTTGCCGTGCCAAAAGTAGTCGTAAACGTTGTCGTAGTGCTATGGCTAGTCACGTAGTTTGTATTAAACGTAGTGGTAGTCGAGCGGCTAGTAGTGCTGTCCGTATTAAAGCTTGTTGTATAGCTAGTAGTGGTAGCCTTACTGGTTTGGTAAGTGGTGTTAAACGCAGTTGTGGTGCTGCGGCTTGTACCGCTTAGCGTGTTATAGCTTGTAGTAGTAGCGCGACTGGTGCCACGGCTTGTAGTCGTATCAAAAGCGGTGGTAGTGCTTTTGCTGGTGCCAAAAGTTGTGGCTGTGTCAAACGAGGTTGTAGTCGCACGGCTAGTACCGCTTAAAGTGTTATAGCTAGTGGTGGTTGCCCTAGTCGTTCCGCGTGACGTATTGGTGTTAAACGCCGTGGTAGTTGCCCTGCTTGTACCGAGCGATGTGTTGGTATTGAAGGACGTAGTGGTTGACTTGCTTGTACCGCGTGAAGTCCCAAACGTAGTGGTATACGAGGTAGTGGTGGCCCTGCTTGTGCCTGTCGCTCGGCTGGTGTTGTAGCTTGTGGTGGTGCTATGGCTAGTCCCAAACGTAGTGGTGGTGTTATAGCTTGTAGTAGTGCTTTTACTAGTACCGCTCGATGTATTAAAGCTGGTCGTATAGCTTGTAGTAGTCGACTTGCTTGTGCCGTGACTAGTCGCATACGTGGTTGTATAGCTTGTCGTAGTGCTTTTACTGGTACCGCGTGATGTCCCGTATACAGTTGTATAACCCGTAACTTTTGAAGTGCTGCGGCTGGTGTTGTAACTAGTCGTGTAAGACGTAGTTTTAGCTGTACTACGGCTGGTGCTTTGGGTCGATGAAGACGTTGTTGTTTTAGAAATTTGGTAATAAAAAACCGCACCGATGTAGGGGTTGTAAGCCGAATAATAAAGGGCTCCCCTAGTATAAGTTGCACCGCCCACAGTGAGCGTGTTTCCAGTGGTGGTACCAACGTTGACCCCCGCCCAAAAAAACAGGTTGAACACGATGTAATAAGTGCCCGTTGTTTGGCGTGGGCCATCAGTGCTGCTGCTGGTTACTGTCGTGTTAAAGGTCGTAGTTTTGTTAGTGCTTTTGCTTGTGGTACGGCTAGTTCCATACGTGGTCGTGTAGCTAGTATTTTTGGTTGTGCTACGGCTAGTATTGTAAGAAGTCGTATAGCTAGTGGTAGTAGATTTACTAGTGCCACGGCTAGTGTTGTACGTAGTGGTATAGCTGGTGGTTGTACTTTTGCTTGTGCCACGGCTAGTACCAAACGTAGTTGTATAGGACGTTGTGGTGCTCTTACTGGTGCCTGTTGCACGGCTGGTGTTATAGCTTGTAGTGGTTGCCCTGCTAGTGCCAAAGGTAGTCGTGGTGTTAAAGCTGGTGGTGGTACTTTTACTTGTCCCACTGCTTGTATTATACGAGGTAGTGTAGCTAGTAGTTGTACTCTTGCTAGTGCCAGTTGCAAACGTAGTGGTGTAGCTAGTAGTTGTGCTTTTGCTAGTACCGGTTGCAAACGTAGTAGTAAAGCTTGTAGTTGTACTATTACTAGTACCGTAATTTGTATTAAAAGCAGTGGTCGTAGAACGGCTAGTGCCGGTATCCCTTGCCGTATTATAGGCCGTGGTGGTGCTCCGGCTAGTGCCAGTTGCAAATGCTGTGGTAAATGCAGTGGTTGTGCTTTTGCTAGTACCATAATTGGTACTAAACGCTGTCGTTGTGGCACGGCTAGTACCGGACAGCGTGCCAAATGTCGTGGTTGTACTTTTGCTTGTACCTCGGCTCGTAACATATGCAGTTGCAAACGCTGTTGTTGTAGCCCGTGATGTTGACGATAGCGTGGCGTAGCTAGTAGTAGTACCTTGGTTTGTGCTGCGACTAGTTTGGTACGTAGTTGCGTACGTCGTGGTAGTGCCACGGTTAGTGCTACTCGCCGTACCATATGTTGTGGTAAACGTTGTGGTAGTAGCATTGCTGGTAGAATTGCTTGTGCCAAACGTTGTAGTAAACGATGTTTCAGTTGTATTACTAGTGGTGCTGGCTGTACCAAACGTAGTTGTATAACTAGTCGTTGTGCTTTGGCTAGTGGTGCTAAGCGTGCCATAACTAGTGGTAAACGTTGTTGTTGTAGCCCTACTAGTGGTGCTGGCCGTACCAAAGTTAGTGGTATAACTAGTAGTTGTAGTTCTGCTTGTACCGCTAAGCGTGCCATAGGTTGTAGTAGTGCTATGGCTTGTTGTACGGCTTGTGTTACTAGCAGTACCAAACGTAGTGGTATACGTAGTGGTTGTCTCATGGCTAGTGCTAGATGCGGTTGCAAAGCTTGTTGTATAGGCTGTAGTAGTGCTGCGCGATGTTTGGTAATCCGTTAGGTAAGACGTACCGGTAGCGTTGCTGGTTGATCGACTTGTATCGTACGATGTTGTAGTGCTGCGCGTAGTGCCATACAACGTTGCAAAGGATGTCGTTGTATTAAACGTGGTGTCAAACGTAGTGGTTTTATCGGTAGCAAAGGTAGTCGTATAGCTAGTTGTTACCTGCGTGGTGCGGCTTGTTGTATAGATAGCGTTCCAAGCTGTTGTCAGCACGCCGCTGTTGTTAACCAGCACATAATTAACGGCCCGCAGTGTACCCGCGTTACCTTTAACTATTATCTGTTCTGGCTCCCTTACCTGTGAGCCGTACTCCACATGTATTGCCACAATGAAACCCTGTAGTTTTTAAACGACATACCAAACGTAACCGTTAGGCTTGCCCGTTGCGCTGGTAGGTGTTGTTGCAGTCACCTCCCACATGTCGTTATCTAATTCAGACAGGTTTGCGCTAGTGGCTACGTTCACCACGGAGTTATCACCTTTTTTGGCAAACACCTTCCCATCAGCCGTATTAATAGCTAATTCGCCAAGCGCCAAATCAGACGCATCGGGGGTATTGCCGCTAGATGTGTTCCGCTTTAACTTGATAGTTGTAGACATTTAAGCCTCCGTTAGAACGTACCACCATCAAGGGTCGTTACCCACGTTGGGGTTCCGTTGTTGCTTTGCAGTATTGCGCTATTAGCACCGGCTGCTGTTACGCCTACTGCACCGGTGCCGTTGCCGTACAAAATGCCGTTGCTTGTAAGCGTAGTTTTGCCAGTGCCGCCATATGCTGCACCAACTGCCGTAGCCTGCCATGTGCCTGTAGCAATAGTGCCAAGGGTGGTAATACTGCTTTGGCCAGCGTAGGTAGTTGCAATACTAATAGCATCTGCTGCAACCGTTATTTGGTCGGCAGTGCCAACGGCTTGGATAGTGTTTCCGCTTTTAGTAAGGCCGCCACCTGCCGTTATCTGGCCTGCACCACTAAACTGGGTGAAAACCAAGTTGTTAGAGCCAAGCGTGTGGCCTGTAGTGGTAAGAACAAAACCGTTTCCTGCGTTAACCGTACCGGCTTCAACAAATGCAAAGCTACCAGTGCTTGCATCAACCGTAGTGCCAAAGTCATCGGCGCGCGCCCAACCACCGGCTGCACAAACGTAAATGCCATTGGTTGCTGCATCTGTCTGGTCTTTTACCAGTACGCGATCACCGGCTGATACAGCTTGCCCGTCAATAGTTTGTGTGCCGCTTAGGGTAATGTTTGCGGTGGTTGCTACCTTCACGCTTTCCTTAATATCCAGCGCCTGCTTCACGCCATCTACATAACCCTTATTTGCAGCATCACCGTCATTAACGGGGGTGCCAAGGCCGCTTAATTTTTGGCCACCCATGGCCACAGCGCCTGTAGGCGTTGCCAACTGGTCTAGCCTGTTGGTGCGAACCTGTGTATCAAAATCATCAATGTTAGATGCAAGATGGTTGTGGCTATCATCGGCCACTGTGACTGTTATGCTTACGTTGCTGCTGCCATCCACACCGGTAACAGTGCCCGTGGCATCGCCTGTTAGGTCTATGTTAAACCCGCTGCTAAGGGCATCTGCTGTAGCTGCATTGCCACTTACGCTACCTGTAATAGTGCTAGAAAATGTCTTTGCACCGCTTATGGTTTGCGTGCTTGTTTTGTCAACAAAGGTGCCCGTTCCACCAATAGGCTCAACAGTTGTTGCTGTGCCGCCTGCGCCACCGGTGCCCTTGCCGTAGTAAAGGGTATTGTCTACTTCGTTAAATGCTAGTTCTGCGTTTTGGAGGCTGGTGGGTGCACCCGCACTGCCTGTCGCGCGCCGCTTAATACGTATGGTGTTCGCCATCAGAAATTACCTCCATCGGTAAGATTTGTTTGGGGTGTGTTTACAAAGGCAGACCCGTCATACGTGATTGTGTCGCCTGCCTGTAGGTTGCTCATAGTTACGTCTGTAGCATCGCCAAGGGTGCCAGTAATTCCCCTCGGCCCCTGCGTGCCAACAGTTACAACTTTGATCCCAGTGCTAATAATTTTTACGGTGTTGTCACTCATTAAACTGTCACCTCTGGGTCAACTAAAAAACGCCCCTCCAGTATCCGCTCAACCGTTGGCGGGTTGTCTGCGGTGTAAATCTCTAAATCGTAGTGGTAATTACCTGCTACAAATGTTGTTGTAGTAGTGCTATCAATTAACAAAGTAATCTCGCCAGCAGTAGCGTTTGTTATGGTAGCCCTGCCATTGGTTTCATTAAGTTGCACAACCAAATCAGCCTCGCCACTGCGGGCATAACGCACCTGCATCCTTGCCTTGTGATCGGTTAGGTTGATTGCAGTGTTTGTGCTATCTGCATAGGTAATCGTTTGCTTAAACGTACTGCCCTGCTCACACTCAAAATCGTGGCTGCCTGCTGCCATTACGTCCTCCGCAATTTAACTGAATGGCTGTAACGCACATCGCCATACGGGCTTATCATGTGGACAACACTGCGCGGTAATACAGGGGGTGTGTCCGTCTTATCTATGTCAACCTTTAAGTCGCCAACTTCCATGCTGCTGTAGCCACGGGTTTCGGGTTCTTCGGTGCGGTCTTTTACTGATAAGTGTCTGGCCAGTTCGCTAGTTGCGTCTTTAAGCCATTCTGGTATTTCAAGCTGATTGACGTTATTTCCATCCAAATCATTAGCGCCGCTACGGGGCCAACGCAAACGCTGCCTATCGCCTTGTGCAACGCTTGTATCCGTGTTTTTAACCGGTGTTCCATGCCAATCCACCTCACTATCCAGCAGGCGCGTGGCCATTAAAATATTGCGCTTGCGCTCCTCGCTACCAACTACTAGCCAAGCTTCGCTATGTGGGTGCAAGGAATTGTAGCTATTACATTCATCTAGGCTCACGTAGCTGTTGGCGTTGTGTAGCCCTGCACCTGTTTCAACCACCAATGTAATAGTCATGCCTTAAGCCCTAATCTTTTTTAACTCGTTGCCGCCGTTTTGCGGGCGTTTGGGGCGCTATTGGCGCTGGCTCTACAGCCGCCGTTTCAACGCTTTTAACGGGCTTTGGTTCAGCCGCTTGTGCTGGTACATCTTTTGCCTTGGGCGCGCTTACAGTGGCACCTACTGGCTTAAAACCACGCTCTAGCCAAGCTGGAGCATCGTCTTTGTTAATAGTTATGATCCGCTTACCGTCTTGCGTAACACGGGTCGTATCAGGGTCTTTACTTACAAAAGTGCTATCGCTCATACATTCCTCCAAGATAAAAAAAGGGGCGGCCAAACCACGGCCTAGCCACCCCGTCTTCTTACAGCAAGTTAGCCCGCAATACGTGTGGCCAACTCTGGACGGATGAGGCCAACGCCCCAAAGTGCATCCAGTTCGTAAACGACTTGCTTGTACTGGCGTGAAACTTCCAAACGCATGGAAAGTCCAGTTACAGGGTCAGTCATTGAAACGATCTGTGAGCCGTAGCCATCAGATGCAGTAGCACCTGCCAACGGACGCATAGCTAGAGCAAATGCATCGCGGTGGAACGCTAGGTTTACTTTGTGATCGTCTTTTACAGACAGAGCGGCATCGTTAGCGGCAGCTTTCTTAAGAGCCGGTGCGATGGTTAGCGTCTGAGCAGTTCCAGCAAGAGCAGTTGCAGCTTTTACAGCATAAGTCTGGCTATCACCTGCGATGGTGAAAATGTCACCCTCTACAAATGCACCAGTAATGCCGTTAACGGTAACTGAAGTAGAACCTGCGGCTGGAGTACCATCAATTAATGGGGTACCTGCGCCACCAGCAGTGTGAGTAGCGATTGCGTCATCAGTGTAGATGTCGAAACCGAACTTACGGCCTAACTCACCTTCGATTTTTGGCCCAGTGCCGCCAACTTCGTTGACACGCTGGAAATCAGGTAGGGCTAGTGCTGCTGCTTCTGCATCAAAGTCCAATACCATGCGGCGGTTTTCGCGTGGGCATAGCTGCTTGTTCAAAACCTTACGTGCATCAGTAGCGGCTGCCACTGCTGAACCGAAAGGGGTTGTACCGGCAGTACCTACGAAACCGTAAACGCCTGTGTAAGCATTTTGTACTGATACGTTAATGCTGTTGGCCAAAGCACGTACTGCCTCAGACATTTGCATTGGAACGAAATGCTCGTTGCGGTCAACTTCCAGTACATCCTTATCGTTAAGGTGGAAGCCAACTTTTTTCCAGTTGTTAAGCTGGATTTGCACTTTTGAAGGTGCTGAATCCGCTGGGGCTGGGGGAGTGTTGGATGGTGTTACATCCGAAACTGATAAGCCACTGGGAATTGGAACATCGATTGTGTCGCCCTTTTGCGCTGCCTCACGGGAATAATCACCGTTAACGAGACGAGGCATAATCGCTTGCTCACGTAGTGCCAACAGGCCGCGTGCAAGGATTTTGGGCAGAATTGCTGAATTGTTATTAGCCATTTTGCTTTCCTCAAATTAAAAATTAGTTAGTGAATATTCCTGCTACGCCGTAGTAGGGGCGAATGCTCCGCATTCAATTTGTTACAGAGACTTTCCCCGAAGCTATGCTTTCAAGGTTGTCGCTTAATGCGTCAGTGTCGTAAACACTTACGCGGCGAGACGCGGAACCACGCCCACCTAATGCACCACTTCCCTCACTTGCCTTAAACAAATGGGGTGCCTCATCTGACAATCCCTCGTACCACTCGTCTATGCTGATTGGCGTACTGCCATTCTTGCCATAAACGGGTTGGTCGCCTCTTACAGCCACTAGGCTGTCATCTTCGGCTTTGTGCCAAACTGCGCGTGCGCGGTTTAGTACATCGGGGATGGCCTCACTTCTGACTCCGGCCTTAGCTGCTGCATCTGCTAACGTACGCTCTACAATGAGCGTGTCGTAATTTGCCCGATACTTGTCTGCTGCTTGCGTTGTTTCTTCTAGCTTGCTTTGCAGTTGGTTCATGTTCTGTTCAAACTGCGACTGCATGCGTTCAACGCGGGTATTTACAAGTTCGTCTACCTTGCCTGCATCAATCAGTTCTTGGTCTGCGACCTTTTGCTGTTGTGCCTTCAAAGCTTTGTATTCATCAACATCCACAGCGCCCATTTGCTTTTCTAAACCGGCTAACTGCTTCTGTAGGTTGATATTGTTTTGCCTAAACTCAGACACAACGTTTTTATCAACCATCCCATCAACGGCTAATACATACTCGCCGTCTTGCTCAGTGTAGTAATCTTCAAGCCCCGCTGGGATTTGATCATCTGAGGTGTACTTTGCTTTTAACGCCATTTGGAAATCCTCCGGTATTCCGTGGCCACCATGCACCGCATGACAGCAAGGCCGTTAATGGGCCTATGGCACTATTTTTATGCTATTAACGCATAACGTCAACCAATTTAAGCCAGTTTATAATCCCTGCGACTAAGATAATTGCCAGACAGTGCCAATGGCACTATAATAGGGTAGGGTGCAGGGATAAATGCCCCCAAACCAACGTACCGAATGGAGTAGTAACCAATGTGGATTTTTATGAGCGACAGTGCACTAAGCATTGTTAAATTTGAAAGCAAAAATAATGACGCGCTTGGCGATGTGCTGCTTGTACGCAGCCGTGCAAAGGGTGATGTTGAAAAGTTTTTACGGTTGGGTATTAGTGACCGTGCTTTGGGGTACCAGAAAACACTTGCTGTTGATGATATGCCCCAAGCCGACTACCGCTACCGAACCACAGCCCCACGCTGGCTGGTTAGCGAATGCATGGCGCAGTACATTGCTGCGCTGGATTACCCTAACTTTAAAAATAGCGTTGATGATGACGTTAGGCACACGGCTTATACCGATGTATGGCAGGCCATGTACCGGCAGTACGGTGGCTACAACCAAGCAGGCGCTATGCGTACCCCCCAAAGCATGTACCAGTTTGGGATTACCAACCCAGATGACTTCCAAGATGAAGATGGGGAATGGCTCGTATAAATGGGCTTTGAGATATTTCACCGCTATTACAGCGATGCGCTAGATAGCTGTGAACTATTCGCCAGTTATGGTGCGTTGTGCACAAACCCCCAATTGTGTTCACGCACCCATTTCTGGGTTATATGGGTAGAGTGCCCCGACTTTATACCCGATGAAATAAAAGACATGGTTACTTGGCACTAATCAAATTCATGCTTAGCTAGCACTTCCTCGGCCTTATCCATTAGCCCATCAAAATCTACCTTATTTTCTGTTTCGTACCTAAGCACCCTTATTGCCGCCATGGCTGCATCGTTATCTGCATCCTTAGTGTTGCTTATGTAGCGCAGCGTCCAAGGGCCAACTTTCCACTGGCTGCCATTTTTCTGGGAACGCCTTACTGGTCTTGGTATAAACGTGCAGCTAGTGTACGCCTCACCATCTGGCCAGTTTTGGAAGCCAATAAACGTGCGGTCTTTGCTTGTAGCTAAATATGCAACCAATCGCGTTTCACCATCATCGCGCTCACACAACAATAGCCTGCGTTCAATAAACTCAAGTAAACGCCTGTCTATCCCCTTACGTTGATTAGCCATTATATGCCGCTCCTATCCACAATAACTTCATCCAGTTTTCGCCCATCAGGCCACTTTGTATAGCCCGCGTCCTTAAACATTTTAATAATGCGCTGAGGCTCGTCCGTAACAAGGAGGTCAACATCCTCAAAGATACTAAGGCTGTTTTTAAATATTGTTTCGTTACTGCTCGTTCTGGCAAAATCCTTAAAATTACGCACAGATACGCCGCGATTTTCAGCAACAAAATTACCCCGCGTCCGACCATACATGTCACTGTCGTAACTAATTGCGTCTAGCCGCCGTAAAAGGCTAGGCTTAAAGTAAATGCCTTCACGCAAACCATTGTCTATGTTTCTTATGCGCGTAAATACATAGGCTGCACCGCCAGAAATTTGATCTTGTTCTGGGCTTGCACCACTTGGCCTCAAACCCCTACGCACTTTATCCGTAGTTGGGGCCATAGCGCCGCCGCCTTCCAGAATATTCTCGAGCGCCTCCTTCATATAACCACCACCATAGGTAAAGTCGTGGTATAAGCGGTGGTTTTCGGCAAACTTGTCCCACTCTTTGCCATACAAGTCTGGCCTTTGCTGTACGTGCCTGCCATTACCCCAATATTCCCATGCACCGCTAGGGCTATACATTGGTGTCTGGGCAATATCATCTACACCCATGACCTTACTAGCTGCTGTGCGAAGCACATCTGCTCGCTGATCGAATGGCAAATCAGATGCATCCTCCAACGCTTCACGCGCAATATCCCGCATAGTGCTATTTTTGGCTGAATGTAGGTACAGGAACCGACTTAAATAAAGCACTTCTTGCTGCACTGGTGTTGATTGCGCTACATCGAAACCAAGCTCCACTAGCTTGGCCATCGCACGGTCAAAGTCCTCTATGCTGCTGCCGGTAAACCTTACATCCACTTGGCCCTGCCACGCACGGTTGGCACTGTCAGGCAGGTAGTTAACTTCAATAAAGTCATCCTTGTACTGTAGTGATTTGCCATCAGTGCCTGTAGCCAGCCCCCTCATTTGGTCGTCTGCATCGTAGGTTAAGTTGCCCTTATTGGTGCTACCTTGGCGTGGCCTATACTTACCAACCTTCCACAAGCTTTCCGGTTTAGCGGCATCTTTTATAATGCGATCAGGGAGAACTAATGCCCCCCGCTTAAAAAACGCAGTGGTGTGGGGTGCCCATACAACTTTTTCACCTACAAGAGTTTGGGCAAAAGTCATGTCTAAATCATCCACCCATGCGCTGTAGGTTTCTTGAAAACGTGTAAGCAATGCTTCTGGGTAATCGTTATTTCTTACGTACACTTTGATTTCGCCAAGCTTTTCTTTGTATAAATCTTTTAGTGCACTGAACCGCTGCGTGTCCTTTAACCGTAACACCTCGCCCTTAGAAGCTAACGCACCCAAGCCGCGCAGTATTTCTTCCATGGCGCTGTCTAAGTCACCGAAGCTTATAAGGGGGCCAGTATCGCCACCCACCTCTGCTAGGTTTTTATACTGCTTGGTTAATGCAGCACTTGCCTTACCGCGCACCTTAAAAGAAATGCCACCGCCTGCTTTGCCGCCCTGCTCAAATGTCCACAGGTGCAGTTGCTGGTCTTCAATACTGTCCTTATCTGCTAGTATTGTGTAACCGTTTACACGGCCCTCAACTACCGCCTTATGCTGTGCAGGGGCTACCCCTACCGTTGGCACCTCCATGGGCTTTGCTTTAGCTGAAAGGGCATCTAGCTGCGCCTTATAACGCCTTGCCATGTAGTTCTTGCGCGCAATAAGCGTTTCAGCAATGTCATCAGCATCATCGCCCATTGCATCAACTACCATGCGGCGTATTGAAGCATCGTCTATTGCAACAATGCGTTGCACACCAATGGCTATTTGTTCATCTGTTAGCTGGCCAAACACCTCACTAGCATTAGCGTTCATGCGTGGGTCGCGCAGGGTATCCAGTTCGTCAACCACATCGCCAAATGCTTTGCGGCCACCTTGTGCACGCAAGAACAACGTACCGCCTGTATCAATACGTAGGGCAGTGCCATCAGCCAGCGCCTTAAGGTTTAATTCCTTGGCTGCACCGTTACCAATAACATCCCAGTTTGCCAGCCATGCATCGGCAGCAAACCCATCGGCTGCATCTTGCATATCAGCCATTTTGGCAACCGTTAAATCGTCAACGCTTTCTATCTTACTGGCTACGCCTAACTGGCCATCAACATTGCTATTGCCAATGCTGCCTTTTAACTTGATAGGTGTAATTTGCGGTACCTTTACGCCTGCCCGCTCATATAGCTTGGCACTTAGCACCTCAACCTTGGCATGCACTGCGCTTTGGGGTGCCTTAATGTAAAACTGCTCACCCGTGACAACGTTGTTAAATAGCCCGCCAGTGTTACTTCCCCCTTGGCCACCCACTTGCTCCAAGTCATCCATTAACGGCCCGTCAGCGCGTTGTGCTGCCGCTACGGGGTTGTCTACAACCTTTACCGTAACGGGGTCGCCTTCTTTGGCTGCCTTGGCTGCAAGGGCAATCTTTTTGTCGTTAACTTCACTTAGGAATGCTTCTAACTGATCGCCTTCTAAGGTATTTACTGCTGCTTTTTCAACAGGGCTTAGCTTGTTAATGGTACCGCCTTTGGCCAGCTTGCCCTTTGCAATGCTTAGGTTGGCGCTTAGCTGGTCTGCATCATATTTGGCATTAATAAATGCAACCTGCTGCGTTGCGCTTTTACCCTGTAGCTGCCCGCCATTTTTTAACTTAAGGTATATTTTTTCTTTTGTTTTGTAGCCCTTGCCACCTGCAACAATGGCATCAAGTTCCTTTACTGCGTCATCAACTTGCTTGGCAATAGCTAACTGCATTTTTCCCATGACTTCTACAAACGGTGCCACGCCGCCATCGCCAATAGCGTCATAAACTAGGGTCTGCATTGTCTTTGTGTCAAAAGCATTTTCAAACAGCTTGGCTTGCTTTTGGAAAAGCAATTGCGCTTGGAACGCCTCCTCAATAATGTCGTTAACTGTTTGGGGGTTTACTAATCCCCCCTCTAGCGCCTCGCTAATAATTTCAGCCCCGTACGCATATGAGTTTTCGTCAATAAAGTCGCCGCTGCCAGATAGGTAGTAATTCATCTTACTATCTATGCTTAACTGGGCTTTTTCCTCAGCGTCTTTTTGCAACGCTGCTGCTAACTTTTCTTGCTCAGCTTTTTCGGCTGCTTCATCGGCTGCCTTTTTTGCTGCTAATGCTTCTGCACTAGCCGCTTGTGCTTCTGCACGCTTGGCTGCCTTGTAATCGGGGTCTGCTTTGGCCCAGAACACCTTTTCTTTTGGGCTTAGCTTCTTGCCGTTAGCAATTTTACCGGCTGCTATGGCCTGCCATTGGCTTTGCTCGGCTGCCTCAAACGTATCTAGCGCCATTTGCTTGCGCTGCTGTAGCGTTGCACCCGCCCACTCAGGCTTTTTGCTTGCCTTGGTGTAAGCTGCCGCCTTGCCTTTGCTTTGTGTTGGCCAATCGTTCAGCCACGCAATAGCATCATCCTCAGCATCTACCGCCGCCGCCTGCAATTGTTCCTTAGCTTTAAGTTCTGCCTTTGCACTTGCTTGGGCTGTAGGGTTAAACGCCACCAGCGCGCTTTTGCCTTGGTCTACCAGCGCATTAAGTTGGGCTAGGGTGATTGGGTTGCCGCTTTGATCAACTAGGTCTAACAGGCTTATTTTGCCCTCTTTAAACAGGTTGTACCGGCCTGCACCAAGCACCTGCTCTTGGAAGCCCTCGCCTTGTTTAGCCAGCCATTGCTCAAAATTAAGGTCTACCGCTACCTGCCCATCCATACTGGCCTGCGTTTTGCGCATAATGGTTGCGGCCTCATCCTTACGCTTACCTACGCGCATTAGCATTTCAAGGAAGATGGCGTTTATGGTGTCACCGTTAGCCCTAAGTTCTTTCTTCTTTTTGGCCGCCAGCGTTTTGTCCTTGGATAAGTCAGTCCAATCTTTCAACCACGGCGTTATTAGGCTTCGGCAGTTCCAATGCGCTGGGGGTGGGCTATATTCCTTGTCATGCCCAACAGCATTAAAGCTTTTGTCCCAAGTTAATCCGCTGCGGGCTTTGCATATGTGGGTGGTACGCCCGTCAAGGGTGCTGAGCCACTGGTAGCCGTTGTATAAGTCCTCGTTTGCTTGGTGTGTAGCCATACGCGCCGCATGGCTAACCGCCTGTACGCTTGTGCGAACAAGTGCCGCTGCTTGGTGTTTCTTGACATTAATTATGCCGTCCTTAAACCCGTTAACCTTTGTACCGCGAACACGGCGCACCAACTCATCAACGCTTTCCCCTAAAAGCATGCCTTGGCGTATTTCATTCTTAAACTTGGCCTGCAAATCTAGCTTCTGGCTGGCCCACCACTCTTTGCTTGGCGCGCCCATAATTAACGCTTCACTTGCAATGGCCTGTAGCTGCGCAACCGTTGGCAAACCGGCTAACTGCACCCCCGCAAATGCCTTATTAACGCTAGTAACTGTTGCCTTGGCTTCAGCCGCCACAACGCCCTTTAGCGCCTTGTCATGATTTTTC